CAGATTGCTTTCTTACACCATAGTCTTTAATAAGTTTTTTGTAGTTAGGAACTAAATCTACATTTGTATCTGCTATCTCTTGTCTCCATTTACCGTCAGGAGCTTTTACATTACCTGTTTGTGACCATATAGTTTCAGGTGCTACACCTTCTTTTTCTAGTGCTTTAGCTACATCATTAGTTTTAGAGTTCCATAGTTTAGAACCCTTACCTATGAATGTTCCTAATAATCCCATAGTAGGTGTTACGTTTGCTGCTAAATTTAACTGTTCTTCTCTAGTAAGACCACTAGGGTCAGGTATAGAATTTAAGAAAGACTGTACATTGCCCTTCATAAAACGATACAATGGTGGCTCTGTTACTTGACCATTCTTGGTGTATTCAAGTAATCCTGCCATGTTAAAGCTCGCTTTCTTTATCTTTTCCTTTTAGAGGATATATCATTCGTTTATAGGTATCAAACCACTCTTCTGAGTAGTCACAATCTTGGTAATCTTTAAAGCATGGGCTACCAATTGTATAGTGGACTAGCTTTGCGTCAGGATTATATTCCTGTTCGCTGACTAACCAGTTCCATGTTTCGTCTAGCTTACCTACTTGTTCTTCAGGATACTTGAGCCATTCAAACCTGTGTAGGTATTTACCTGTTTGTTCTTGCACAAACTTAGGTGTTAATTGTTTATTAAGCCAATGTGAGCAGTTCCATAACATAACGCTTGACCAATTCTTTTTAGGATAGTCTTCGTTCTTTGCACCTAAATACTTAACTGGATGCTTTGTTTGGTAATGATGCTTGACTACCTTGATTGCTTCGTCATTATCAAAATTAGCTAGTATCTCTGCTATATCTGTTCGGCATATCATATCGCCATCTACGAATAATGCGATACCTTTAAAGTTATTTAGATATGGCACTAGAAAGCGTGAGTAGATAAATGCGTTACTACCGTCTGTATGTGTTTCTTTGTAGTCTTGTAATGTGTTTAATGCTAATGGTGTAAAACTTACCGGTATAGATGACTTCTCTATAACTGACTGGCAAAAGTTATGATAAGCAATTGGTTCTACCTTGCCATCATAACCTACGTATATATCTAGTTTTACCACTATTTCTTTTTAGCTGTCTTTGCTGCATCCTTAAAATCTTTTGCCGAAGGAGCTAGTTTAGACCCAACCTTGTTCATCTTCTCGCCAGAGCCAGCTTTAATTCTAGCTTTCTTTTTTGCGATATTTGCGTAGAGACCTGGCTTATTTGCCACGTTTAGCTGCCTTTTTCATAGGTTTAGCTACCATAGCCTTACCTGATTTGCTTGCTGCTTTTTTAGCTGCTGCCATACCTGTTTTAGTATAAGCATATTTTTTTCCGTCTACCATTGGCATAATTATTTCCTTTTCTTTTTAGACATACCACTTGATGATAAGGCTATCGCGACAGCCTGCTTAGGATTTGACACTTTCTTTGATGACTTACCCACATTTAAAGTTCCTGCACCAAACTCTTTAAACACTTTCTTCATCTTTGCTTCTTTGCCCTTCTTTGTCTTCGGTACTGACTTCATGTTGTTTCCTTAACTTGATAAATCTTCTGTCGTATTTACAATCACTACATAAAGAATAACCAGTTGCGTCAAAGGGTTCGCCACACTGGGTACATATTGCTACTGAGAATGTCATATAAAAGAAAAAGCCCAACCACGGAGAGAGTGCAGTCAGGCTTTTGGGTAAATTACGTTATTAACGGACAGGAGTTGTCCAACAAGTAGTATTATAGCATACTTTGCTATATCTGTTCAACAACATTATGCGTTTATCCTAGCAGTTGCTATATCTAAGTATTCTTGAGATATTTCTATGCCAATAAAGTTTCTATTTAATTGTTTAGCTATTTTGCCTGTAGTGCCACTACCCATCATTGGGTCAAGAACTATATCATTTTCATTGCTCCAGGTAATAATATGATTGTAAGCCAATTTCTCTGGAAAGATAGCTGAATGTTTATATGCTTCCTTGTCTTTAGTAGACTTCATATAACCACAATCAATTTTCCATACATTTAATTCAATGGTTGTTGTTTTGCTAGTATCTATTTGCTCGTTGTATGTAAAGCTACCATCTGCTTTTCTAAATGATGATTTGCTTTTTCTAGCATATATTGAGTTAGGGCTTTTGTCTCTTTGTATGCCATTAAATGTTTTTGGTGTTCCCTTGCTTAATATAAACATATACTCAAAAGCATTTTGATACCTTTTAGTTTTAGGGAATGTTGGAGGAAAAGAACCTTTTTGATAAATCATTGTGTCATGTAAATTAAATCCAATATCTTTAAAATATAAAGCTTGTTTAAATGATGTGCCACTTTCGCTTCCATTTATTGTGGCATCACCTACTACCCATACAATAACTCCACCTGGTTTAGTAATACGATATAACTCTTTTGCTATATTTTCAAAATCAAATATAAATCCATTGTATGTTCTAAGATTATCATAAGGTGGGCTTGTAACAGTTAAATCTACATGGCTATCAGGTATGGTTTTCATAACCTCTAAACAATCACCATGTATTAGATTAAGCATTTATCCGTCTTTCTGCTATTGTCAGTAAATTATCGTATGCCATATCTAATTGCCAGTAAAAGGCTAATGGTGGTTTAGCACCTAAGTATTTAGCATAGATAGCGTCTTGTTGTCCTTGTTCTAAGCTATGTATGATAGCGTGTATAGTTCTAATATTAGACATGTCTTGAGCAGAGCACATTTCTTCGAATACTTCTGAAGTTGACTCACCTCCTGATGACATACCTATGCTTTTAGAAGGGTATCCTAGTTTATGGGTATCATGTTTCATCCATAAGCTCCAATCCTCTAGGATGGACAATAAACGTTCCATACTAATCATATTGTGTTAGCGTATAAGCTACGCTTTGCCCAAATGTTTGTTGTGTAGTGTTATGCTGTAAGTTATGTTTAGCGGTATCTGCGTTATGTATTGTAATGCTTTTTATCTGGTCATCTGTAAAGTTTACTGTGTGTCCAAATATACCTTGTAGTGGATGTGGTTGTGGAACGTAGTAGTGCATAAGTCTATTATCTTTATCTTTAAATGCGTGTATATAACCTTCCATTTTCATGGTGACAAGCAAGTTTTTAATAGTATTGTAATTGCCATCTACATGTGCTGCTATATCTTTTATAGCTTTAGGCTCTGTAAGGTAAGCTAGTATTTTATCTCTGGTATTCACGATACATCCTTAATTTTACAATGCCATTTTTTCTTATCGTCTTGATGCCAACCATGTACATGAATAGTCCAACCAGCTTCACGAACATGACCTACGTTTTCATGGTCACCTATTTTCTTTACTCTAGCTGACATATTACCTGCTGTAGTTGTTTGTACCGCTAATACTTCTTTACCCTTTAAAGCTAGTAAGTCTATAAAGCCAAACAAGTCCTGTCTTATCCTTGCAAAACTATTCCAATGTTCTACTACTGCTACTGTGTATCCTTCTTCTCGTAATTTTTTAAGACTTAACTGCGTTGGGCTAGTTGCCATCAAATTGACTTTCGTTAGGTTTAGATGTTCCGTCTTTAAATCTTTTCTCTACATTACCGGTGGACTTATTAAGTTCGTATTCATAAGTGTGTGGTGAAACGTCAGGACTATTCTTTTCCTTTTTGAATATCTTGTCCCAGTTATCTTGTGCTTCTTGTTCAGAAATTAACAATGGTCTTCTTCCAGAACCTTTACCCATTACTTTACCTCCAAATGTCCGTTAGTAAATAACCAGCCTATAGTTTTACGGTGTGCTTCTTCCCATGCTGCTATTCTATCATGCTTATCTAACATCTTATCATTATCTATCATATGGTGGCATTGGTGACATAAGAAAGCTATACGGTAATCATGTCCCTTTATACCTGTTCCTTTACCATCACGTAGTTGGTTAGAGTGTGCAGATACTACAGTTCCGTCTTGCATAGAACACATCATACATGGTGCACCATCTGCTAGTTTAAGTAATTTAGGGTTACGATAGTTCATTCATGTTCCTAAATATATGTGCAATAACATCTACAGTCCATCCATTTCCAATATGATGAGCAGCCTGGTTGCGATTTAAAACTTTGGTGTAGCCATCAGGTAATGTCATACATCTTTCTAACTCTACTTGGGTCATATATCTACAGCTTTCTTGAGTAAAGTTTGGGTCTTCAAATACAAGGGTTGTAAATCCTGTTTG